CACAAATACAGAATTTATATTCTTGGTTAAACCAGATGCACGTCCTGGTAAAGTAGATACACAAGTTTGGTATTTCAAGGATGATCAGAGTAACAGTATTACAGGTACAGCTTATGATCATAATACAATTCTTACAAATAAGCAGCTTACTATAACTACTGAAACTGTAGAAGGTCAGCAAGTTAAAGTTGCATATATTAAAGATCCTGCTATTAAGGCTAAGTTAGATACAGCTACTCAAGGATATGAAAATGAATCATTCTTCCCAGCACAAGGTGTAGGTTCTGTATAGATTCTTCAGGATACTCAGACAGGCAAAGTAGAATATAAGTTAACAGAAGTTAATAACTTCGCACGTATTCCTTTCGATACTAAATCATTTGCTTCTGGTGTATATTTGCCAATGGATTTCATTAATGAAAGTATACGTGAAGAAGATGGTTTGAAGGCATCTGTTAATAATTTGAAGAACTTAATTAATAACACATATTATATTCTTTCTACTACAGGTCGTATGGCTAAGAAGACTATATCTGATAGTGTTATTAATATTAGATATTATAATTATGGTGATGTTAAGGATCAGGAAATAACAAATGGAACTGCAAATAATGTTCAATTATCATTTGTTGTAAATGGTGAAACATACTTTGTAAATATTAGAGTAGAAGTAAATGAACAGGGTATTATCTCTAGTGTTACTCGTGGTACAGCAACTGCAACAGCAGGTACACGTACATTCTTAGATTTCAACTTGCTTACAAGACATGAAATTGAAAATATTACAAATGGAGATGATGGTATTTTCGGCGCTAATATGAGTGTTAATGGTGTTCCTTATGATAGTGCATCTGTTGGATATGTTATGAAACCATCTGATGACGCAGAAGTAACAGATGAAACGGTTGTTGGTATTAACTTCTTGTCTTATAACTACTTATTTGATCAGGAAGCTGAAGATGCAGAAACAAATGTAGCTAAGAAATGTATAGCAAACATATAGAATGTTTACTATTTCAATGATAAGTCACTTTGGGCTGATGCAATGCCAGTTTCTTCAGAAGCTAAGAATATGTTCATCATAACAAATGCTGATAGTTGGACAGATGATAATATTAAAGTCGGTGATTTCGTACGTAATATTACATACTTCAACAATATTGGTGAAACAATGCAGTATAAGTTGATTCCAGGTATTACACGTGTTGTTAAGAAACAATTTGTTATCGTAAACAACGGTATTGTAACATGGAAGGGTAAACAATATGAATATGCAGGTTCAATCGATTATGCAAAGAATGGTTCTAAAGGTTTCTATATGTTTACAACAACTGATCCAGTATTGATTGAAAAAGGTACAACAGAAGATGCCGTAACATATAACTTCATTACACGTCAGCTTCCACTTTCAGATGATGTAATTTCTCATTCTTTGAGATTCATCCCAATGAAAGGTTTGAAACTTTCTTCTCGTCACCGTCCAGGTTATGATAAAGATGGAGGTATTTCAATTGAAGGTGGTATTGAAAAGATTTATTCAGTACTTGAAGATCAGGGTATCCACAGAGGACTTTGTAATGAAGCAATGGTTGATTACCGTTATATAATTGACTCATTCTCATATGGTCTTCGTGAAAGCTTAGGTGGTAAAGTTTACTTGTCAAGACTTGCTCAAGACAGAGGTAAGTGTACAGCACTTTTGAACATGCCATCAGCTAAGCAGTTCGCAGTATCTACAGATCCTTACTTCTGTGATTCATATATTCCAGGTACAGGTGTTCGTCCAGGTTTGAATACTAAGTATATCCCAGAAGGTGGTAATACTGAAATGGGTTCTCCAAACGTATTCGGTTTGCCTAATGAAGATGATGGTGCTAAGTTTGCTGCTGCATTCTTCCCTAACCTCATTTATTCAGAAAATGGTCGTACAATCTCTGTTCCACCTGCAGCAGACGTTGCTAACGTATTCTACCGCAAGTTTACAGGTGTTAATGATCCATATGCAATCTGTGCTAACCAGAATGGTATCATCAATAACCGTTATGTAACAGGTGTAGAATTCGATGCTGATACACAGGATAGAGAATACCTTGAGCCAATGGGTGTCAATACAATTATCCGTGATAGAGGTCAGATAATGATTTATGGTAACCAGACATGTTTCCAGGCTATTAAGAGTGACTTCAACAAACTTCATGTTCGTGAAAACCTTAACACAATGGAAATCGAATGTAACGCAATTCTTAAGCAATATAACTTCTTGTATAACACACCAGCAACACGTGCTGCTATTGTTCAGATGCTTACTCCGGTATTATCTACAATGCAGACTTCTGGAGCTCTTGCAGCATATGAGATTATTTGTGACGAAACTAATAATACTCCAGAGATTATCGAAGGTGATTACGGTATCGTTGATATTGCAGTTTGGTTCAACCACGGTATGGAAAAAATTGTTCAGCGTATTACTGTTAACAGATACAGTTCAATGTCAGAATAATTTAATAATTATAAATAAG